AAACTTGCCGAAGAGCAAGGAAGAGAAGTAAAAGAAATAGCCGAAGTCAAACCTTTTACCGGGGAATTGACCGACAAGGGCAAGAAGAATTATGCTCAAACCAAAAAGGCTATGAATTACCTCAATAGCAAGAGTGGAAGAAATGTAAATATTGTAGTGGTAGACCCTCACGAGTCTATCAATGCTAATATCGTAGGTGATAGGACTATTTACATAGGTGCTGACACTTTTGAAAACGATACTTGGGCTGGTGCTATCGTTCACGAATATACCCACTATGCCGAAGGAACAAAGGAATATGTCAAGTTGGTAAATTATTTGCAATCCGACCCTAAACTTCTTGATAAGGCTTTTACAAGTTTTGTTAATCGTGGTTATGCGAATGCAGATATGATTAAAACTATCAATGATAAACAAGCAAGAGGGGAAACTCTCACGGAACAAGAAACCACCTATATGGCAAGTCTTTTTGGTAGTAGAACATTCCAAAGTGAAATGGGTGCTATTATGAGTGAAAGCCTTTTAGGAACGGAAGAATTTATTGACACCATTGTGAGTAAAGAGACTTCTATTGCCGAAAAGGTTATGAAGAAAATCAAAGACCTTAAAGCAATGTTTGAAAGACTTGGCAATGCCGAGGCAAGAGCCGAATATAAAAGACTTTCAAAAGCCGAAAAATTATATCTCAAAGCCATTGAAAAAGCCGGATATAAATATCATAATGGCAAAATACTTGTCCGTAGGAAAAAGGAAGAGATTGACTCTACCTCTCAAAATGAGTATAATAGTGATGAGATACAATCTTCAAGGAAATTTAGTTTTCAACACCAAAACTTCCCGGGAGAAAAAGAAAGTGGTGGAAGTGAGGCTCATAGGCTTGCTATTTGGTGGGCTTCAAAAGATACCATTTTAGCCGGAGACCAAACTCTTATATCTATGAAAGATAAGTGGTATTTGGTAGAGAAGTTTGATGATGCAACTAATCATTATCAAGTTGAAGATAGAATTACCAAGAAGGAATACGATAAAATCAATGAGGAGATAAAAGCGAATGGCAGAAGTGGAAAAATTCTCTCAATACAAAGAGCATTTACTAACTATGATAAATTCGATAAACTCAACTATCCCGTTGAAGGAAGAGAATCAAGTGTTGATAGTTTACAAACTCAACACGGTGGAGAAGATACGAAACTTCTTCACGTGGATAAGTCAAAACCTAAAAGAGGGGAAACTGAAAGCCACGGAAGAGGAGATAGTGAGGGCGGCGGTCAAAGCAAGCAAGTAAAATCTTCAAGAAAAGAAGATATATCAAATGCTATTACTTTAAGAGCGAAAGCCCTTCCGGAAAGCAAGGTAAGAGGTAATTACATTTTCTCAATCAAATGGAGAGGAGAACTTACAAACGAGAAGATTGTAAAATATCTCAAAGACGGTGTATGGCACAACAACGATAGGACTTCCTTTGCAAAAGCGTTAAAGGAATATTCTTCGGTTGAAGAAGCCTATGAAAATATCTACTATCACGGCACGGGTGGTTATATTCATAACTCTATCAAGCCTTCTATTATATTGCCTCAAGACGTAGACTTGGGTGGTGGATATGATGAAAGGTATTATGCTATTAGTGTTTCTAAAAACAAGGATAGAGCAAGCACATTCACGGGTGTAAAATCAAGTGGAATGGTATACACCATAATCCTTCGTGAAGGTGCAAGAGTAATTGAGATGCCGGAACTCCAAGACTCCGTAGAGTTGGAAGATTATATTGTAGACTTGTGGAAGAATGGTGTTGATGCCGTAAAACTTGGGGATTGGAATGATAAATTTTCCGAACAAGAACTTGCTATATTAAACCCTTCGGCTATTGCCGTTGGTGGTAGTGAATATTTTAGAGTATTTGGTAAACCAAAATTCCAAAACTACACTCTTGAAGAAGTAAAAAGTCTTTATTCAAAAAGTATTAAAGCGCTTGAAAATAAAGACTACGATAGCAAGGATTTGAAGTTTTCTCGTAAAGTAGAAACGGACTCCGAAGGCACGAAGTTGAGCGAAGGTCAAATTAAGTTTTTCCAAGATGCTCATTGTGTAGATAACCAAGGTAGACTTTTAAGAGTTTATCACGGAACTATGTCCGGGGACTTCACTATTTTTGATATCACAAAGGCTAACCCGGAAAGTGATATGGGCGCTGGATTCTACTTCTCATCTTCTTATGATGACGTTGGCAATAACTATGAGCAAGGTGGTCAAGACTTAACGGCTAAAATTGAAAGGCTTGCAGAAAGAATTGAAGCCGAAGAAGAAATTGATTATGAAGAGGCTCTTGTTAAAGCCGAAAAACAATTAAAGAAAGAAACAAAACTATTTGAGGTTTATCTTGATATCAAAAACCCTGCCTATGTGGGAGGATATAATGACGTTGCCACCGTCTTGTTTGATGAGTTGGTAGACGAAGATATATCTATGGAAGATTATGATAGTGATGATGAATACTTTGAGGCAATAGATATTGCAAGAGAAGAAAGGCTACAAGAAATTATTGATGAGGTAGATAATATCCTATCAAGACAAGGTATTTATGGTTATGAAGGCTGGGTAAATGTATTATATGAAAATGGTGCGTTTGACGGTGGAATAACCATTACTCAATTAAAAGAAGTTCTCAATAACAATATTTATGATTGTTATAATGAGAATGGAGATATTGCAACCAATGAACTTGTGAGGGCAATCATAGAAGCCCTTGGTTATGATGCGATTATTGACAATACCGTAGTAGACAAGTGGGGCTACAATAGTGGTAGACATACATATATGGAAGGTCTTGATGAAGATACACGCCATTTTATTGTATTTAAGCCAGAACAAATCAAACTTATTGATAATAAAAACCCTACTTCTAACCCGGATATAAGGTTTTCAAGAAAGGAAAACAAACAATATTATTATCAACTTTCAAAAGGTCAAATCAAGAAATTATTTGCTAACAATACTCACTACAAGGTATATAGCAAAGCCGATGCTGAAAAGATTATCAATAATGTTTTAAGCAACTATATGGCTTTTGGAGACAAGTATGGAGAAATCTCCGGAAAGACAAAGAAAGAAGTTATAGATATGCTTTGGCAAGGATTGAACTCTGCAAAGCCCGGTTATCAAACGGGTGTAGCACTCAATGTTGCAGACTATATTATACAAAACTCCGTTTTGGAAAGTATGTATGGAGATATCCAAGATGCTGAAATTCAATATGCTATGGATATCATTGAAGTGTTGAGACCTTACCTTCATAGCATAGACCTCACTTCTCTCAAAGGGGAAATATCGTATAGATATGACACCGACAAAAGCCCTTATTTATTATGGGGCAAGAGAAAAGGGGAAAGTGGCAAGGGTGCAGACCAAATTGCTATGGAACTTGAAGATTATGGCATACATATTGATGCAATCAATGAGGCGGAGATTTTCTTTGAAATTGATACTCAATATAGAAACGCCGTAAAGACCTTAAAGAAGAAGGCGAAAGAAATTCTTTCGGAGAGTTTATCAAAGGAGGAACTTCACGATTTAAGGCAAGATATAGCCAAAGAAGTTTTAAGAGGGTTTGACTACACCGGAGACTCTTCTAAACTTGCAAGAGTGGTTGAAGATTATAAGAAGAAAATTGCAACTCTCAATGAAAAACTCAAAGATGAAAAGGCTCATAATAAAGCCGTCAATAGATTGCTTGATAAAATCCAAAAGATTAAAGATATCAAACTTGGAACTTTCTTGAATGCTTCACAATATAAGAGTGAATTATTCAAAGGCTCTATTGAAAAATTGTCTAACATTAAGTATAGGGGAAACCTTAACGAAAGTGGCACACGAGATATTCTTGCTGGTTTGCGTGATTGGTATACCAAAGAAAATCCTATCTTAAACTATGTTAGCGAAGAAAATCAAGGCTTGTTTGACGGAGAGATATACTCAATGCTTGATGCACTTGCAAGCGGCAAAGGAAGTCTCACAACGCAAGAATTATTAGCATTGGAGAACATTGTTTCTTACTTTACTCATTTTGTAGAAAACTTCAACAAAGTTTATAGAAATGGTAAGTATGTAGATGCTCAACCGATTGTGGCAAAATACCTTGGAATAATGGAAAAGAATAAGAACGTCAAAGTAGGTTGGTTATCAAAAATATTTGACAAAGTATTTAACCACTCAAAAGGCTCTTATTTACAAACCTTCTCTGACCCTATAACCGTTGCTCGTAAAATGGATATGTATGAAGAAGGCTTCTATACGGAAATGCTTGAGGCTTTACGAAAAGGAAGTGTCGGCGCTACCGTTATGGAGATGAACATAAGAACTAATCTTGATGAATTTTTAAGCAAACATAAAAAGTTTATTAAAGAACTTGGGAAGAGAACAATTACTTATAAAGGGAAAACTATTCCTATCTCCGAAGCATTCTTGTTATATATGACTTTGAATAGAGAACAAGCAATAAGGGGTTTGGCTTATTCTGGGTTTGCTTATAAAGATAGTAAGGGCGAAACACACCGTGTGGACGGTTTTACCACAGACGAAGATTTAACTCTTGAAGAGTTGGTAGTCTTGGCGAAAGCCGAACAAGAAGAACTCTATAAACAATTTAGCGAAGTTGACAAGGAATATATATCTATTGCCGAAACAATTTTCAACGAAGATTGCAAAGAAGCAAAGAGAAAAACTGACATTTTAAGGAAGGGATATTCTAATGTTTTAGAAGGATACTATGTTCCTATAAGACGTGCGTATATTGCCCAAAATGTAGACCAAAGCACTTTTGCAGATGAAATGAATAGGGTAAGCAACGCTTCCTTCAACAAGGACACCGTAAAAGGTGCAAGAAATGAGTTGTTTATAGAAGGGCTTGATAGTGTTCTTGATAGACATATAAGAGCAATAAGTCAATATGCTAATCTTTCTACCGTGATTGATGAGTATAATATTTTATACAATTTGAACACGAGCGAAAATCCAAACAAACCTACAAGCGTAAAGACTCAAGGGGCAAATGTTTGGGAACAAGGAGACACTTACTTCAAGAAACTTATAAGTGATATACAAGGCATATCTCCTATAAAGGGTGGCGTAAATAAAGCGGTTGGCTTCCTTCGTAGTGGCTATGCAAAATATCAACTTGGCGCTAATCCAAAAGTGTGGGCTACACAGTTGACTTCTTTCTTTGCCTCAAGCAGTATTTTAGATTATTCTTCAATTATAAAGGGTCTTGTAATTAAGACTCCAGACGTTGATGAGTATTGTGATATTGCCAAGGTAAGAAACAATGATAACTCGGCAGCAATGGCGCAAGGTGTTCTTGATAAGGTTGATAGTGTAGGCAATATATTGATGAAACCTATTGGAATGGTTGATAGGTTTGTAGTCAAAAAACTTTTCGGTGCTTGTCAAGTTCAAGTAGAGAAAGACAATGGCTTGAAGGTTGGAACGGTAGAAAACAAAAAGAAAGCCGGGGAACTTCTTGAAAGAGTTATTTTAGAAACACAACAAAATGCTTTGGCTACCGAGAAATCAGCCGCTATGCGTAGTGGTAGTGAGTTTATGAAAACCTTGACTATGTTCACTTCTGACTCAATGAAGGTTATAGGAAGGGTAATAGACTCGGTTGGCGAAGTGTCGGTGTTGAAGGCTAAAATTAGGCAAGAGACCGACCCGGAAGTAAAGAAGTCTTTGGAAGAAAAACTTAAAAAGGCTAACAAGAAAGCAAGAAAGTCTGTTGCTGCTCTTGGCGCAACGGCAATCTTTATGGCGTTGATAGCGCAAGCATTTAGAACTCTCTACAACAAAGATGATGAAGAAGATAATATTCCTTTGAATATGACAGTAGATGCAATAGGTAATTTGTTCGGTGGCTTGCCACTTATAAAAGATATCTATGCAAAACTTGTGGAGGGGTATGACCTTGATAATTATGCTTATTCTGCAATCAATGACCTATTAGACTCGTTTACTGCCATAGTAAACAATGAGGGGAAACCTGCTCAACAAATAAAAAATGTGGTAAATGCTATTGGTCAAATCTTCGGCATTCCCACAAGGAATGTATACAACTTCATTTACGGCATCACAAATAGGATAAGCCCTTCAACCGGGTATGCGATTGATAATGTGTTCTATAACAAGAACTATTCTTCCGACCTTGCAAAAGCAATAGAGAATGAAGATGAAGATATGATTGCTACCATTGTGGGAATTATGCTTAATGAAAGAGTTGGTGCAATTCAAGACTCAAGCACAAGGAAAGCACTTGATGAACTTGTAGGCAAAGGTTTTGACGTGTTGCCAAAGAGTATAGGGGATTCAATAACCTATGAAGGCGAAAAGATAACTCTAACAACCAAACAAAAGGAACAATTCAAAAAGGTATATTCTGGGGCAAATGAAACACTTGCAAGTCTTGTAGAAGGTAAATATTATCAATCGGCTACGGACAAAGTAAAAGCAAAGGCTATTAAGTTTATTTATGAGATTTATTATAACCTTGCTCTTGAAGATTTGCTTGGGGTAGACCTTGAAACAAAAAATGTTCTTTTTGCAAAAGCCGTGGATATTCCTTCTCTTGCTATTATTGTAGCAACGGCAAGAAGTTTTGAGTCAGACAAAGACCAAAATGGAAAGACTATCTCCGGAACTAAAAAAGCCAAAGTGCAACAATATGTAAACTCACTTGGCTTGAAGGCAACGCAAAAGTATATGATTATGGGCTATCTTGGGTATACAAACAAGTATGGCGCATCACAAGTTAAAAGATATATCCAAAGTTTAAGTCTTACAAAAACTCAAAAAGAATTGTTGTATGAATATAGTGGATATAAGAACTAAAAAATAAATGGTAGGGGGAAGTCCTTACCATTTTATTTTTCTTTGTATGAAAAGAATGCCATATATAAAAGGAATGCTCCAACAAGTATTCCTATAATACCAAAAATAATATTTGCTGCACCACCACTAATTATTGTGAATATGCTCAATCCTATACTTATTATACCAAATATTAAGAATTGAATTATTGAAGAAACTTTGCCTCCACCTTTTGTTTGTGTGGAGGGTTTTTCTTGACCGCTATACAAGAAGAAGGCAAGAATAAATAGCCCTACAAGAATTAACACTCCCATACTATTCAGCCTCCGTAGGAACTATTACATTCCCTTGAATAGTTTTTATAGGCGCTGAAATTAAAGGTGGTAAGTCGTGCTTGTTAAAGCCTGTTGTATTTTCAATGGAATAAAGATAGGTGGAAGTAGTTGAATAACCTTGATAGTCTAATTGGGCATAACACACCTTTGTTTGCCAAGAACTACTAAGCCAAAAATCGTCATAAATTATTTGCGCATCTTCAAAAATAATATCTTTGAGTCTTGGGGAGGTGGTTATACTTGCTTTTACTATGTAGTATGTTTTATTATCAATAGTTTTTATTGAATACTCTGAATATTCTACATTGCAAGCAAGATAGGTTGATATGTTGTCGGTGGTTAGTTTAATTGTGGATAACTCTAAATTTTCGGGGGGGGGGGGTAGTATCTTTACAAGACGCAAAAACAAGGCTTGACGATAAAAGCACAAGGATAGATAAGATAGAAATCAATACTTTTTTCATAAGCACACCTCACTAATTATTTTCTTGCTTTTATTATATCACATTATAATAAAAAATTCAAGATTTTCTTTGTAGTTTTCAAGTAATTAGTATTGAAAAAATAACTCAAATGCGGTATAATATAAGTAGAAGGAGGGAAGGTTATGAAAGGTATAAAATATGATGCAAAAGAGAAGCAAAAGGCTCTCCAAATGTGGCTTGTAGATAAAAAGGATATCTACTATGTTGCAAAGAAATTCAAATGTGATTTAAGCACATTGTGGAGGTGGAAACAAAAGTATGACGGCACACTTGCAAGTCTTGAAAATCTTTCATCTCGTCCACATACACCACACCCTAACTCACACTCCGAAGATGAAAGAAAATGGATTGAAGAGATATTAAAAGAAAATCCAAATATAAGTTATTCGGAGGCTTATGGTAGATTAAGGACGGAGAAAGCCTACACAAGAACATACTTTGGGTTTTATAGGTTTATAGTAAAGAATAATCTTCGCCCTACACAAGAAAGAGAGAAGTATATTCCTCAACCTTATGACACTCCTTTAATGGTAGGAGCAAAAATGCAAATGGACGTGAAATATGTTCCAAGGGAATGCAACAAGGGAGAGTTTAAGGAAGAGTGGTTATACCAATATACTATTATTGATGAAGCCTCAAGAGAAAGATTTATATATCCTTATAAAGAGCATTGTGGTTTTTCTACCGTAGACTTCTTAAAGAGAGCAATCGTATATTTTGGTTATATCCCGGAAGTAATCCAAACCGATAATGGCACGGAGTTTACAAATCCAAAAGGCACAGGAGAAGGCAAGATACATATAGTAGATAAGTTTATGAACAAACTTGGAATCCGTCATCAACTTATAAGAGCCTATACTCCAAGGCACAATGGAAAGGTAGAAAGAAGTCATAGGTCAGACCAAGAAGGTTTTTACAACACATTATCCTTCAATAGTTTTGATGATTTGAAGAAACAAATGGCTGAATGGCTAATAAGATATAATAATAGACCTCATTCCTCATTAAGGAATAGATATGGTAAAAGAGTTTGGCAATCTCCTATCCAAAAGAGAGAAGAACTTTTAGAGCAGGCAAGAGAAGAGAAAGAACTCTATCATATAAGATTTATTAAAAAGTCTGCATAAACCATAGAATAGTCAAAAGAAAAAATAGTCCTCACAAGTGGAGGACGGATTTTCTATGCCTATTTATAATTGTTTGACATACATTTTAGAAAAGAGTATAATATTAGAAACAATAAAACACTTCATTTTGGGGTGTTTTTAGTATTTTTTAAGCAATTCTAAAAAATTTTCAAAAAAATTTCAAAAAATTACTTGAAAACGATTGACAAACTTACAGTGATATTATACAATAGGTTTGCAATGTAAAAGCAAGCCTATTTTTTTATTGCAAATATTTTAGGGTTTGCCTTTATAGGGCAGACCCATTTTTTATTTTATTAAGGAGGTAAGGCTATGAAGAAGGGATATGCAAAGAAACTTGGCAAAACTTGTCTTGGTGTATATATCTCGGAAGAACTCAATGCAGAGATTGAAAACATTGCTGCAAAGAAAGAAGTTGCAAAGAGTTATATCGTAAGAGAAGCACTAAAAGACTATATCCAAAAAAATAAGAAAGGAGAATAACAATGGAAATTTTGTCGGAAGAAAAGGTTTTAGAAGAGATTGAGAGATTGAAACAAAGTCCTTATGTGAAACTTGCCAAGAAAACCGAAAATCAAGCACAAAGGCAAAAGTTGTATCAATTACGCTCTCTTGAAAAGAAGGGTAAAAAAATAGCCGAAACACTCGGCTTGAAATTCTAACAAGGAGGTAGAGCAAGGTGCAATTAAGGGAATTGAGAATCCGTAAAAAACTTCAACAAAAGGAACTCGCAATCAAAGTTGGAACAGATGAGCCTATGATGAGCAAGTTTGAAAACTACAAATGTCTCCCTATTCCTTCAATGACGAAAGCAATTTGTGAAGAGTTAGGTTGTAATGTAGAAGATATCTATGAGCCACACGAAATTTACATAAATGCTTCGGTTGGGAAAGTAAAAGAGCATAAGAAGAAAAAAACAAATTGCTATCACTTAACGGTAAATCTTCCACCGGAAGCAAGAGAGTTTTTTAAGAAGGCACTCAAAAAATGTGGCTTTAAGGATATAACGGGCTGGGTAAATCATTGTTTTGATAGATTGCAAAGTCAATACAAGAGAATAGTTGAAGATGAAGAAAAAGACTCCACTCGTGCCGCCAAGCAAAAAAGTGAAGTCTAAACTACAAGGGTTAGGTATATACCCTTTTCAATAATATACCAAAAAAATTCATTATTGTCAAGGAGAATGGTATGTTGAACTACTACAAAGAAGGTTTAGAAACCTCAAAAAAACAATTAGAACTCGCAAAACTTGGATACAAGCAAGTTTTGGAAGAATTAGGTAAAAGTCTTGCCGAGGCAAAATCGGTTGAAGAAAGTGAACTTATTATAGATAAGATTAGAGCCTCAAGAAAGGCTATAAGCGAACTTGAAGGAACGGTTGCTCATAATCAAAAAAGATATGATGAAGAATACAACAAGCCGGAAAACGTAGCAGCAAGAGCAAAAGAAACTTTATATGGAGGAAAGAACAATGGCTGACAAATTGAAGAAAGTAAGCAAAGCGCATACAAGATATTATTTAGAGGACGGAACACTTGTGCCGGGGTCTACCACCGTCACGGGATTATTAAATAAGCCTGCACTTGTAAAGTGGGCTAACAATCTTGGTTTGCAAGGTATTGATTCTACAAAGTATGTAGACAAGGCTGCAAGAGTTGGAACTCTTATTCACTCTCTCGTTGAAGCACATATAACCAAAACGAAAGCCGACCTTACGGACTATACACAACTTGAAATAGAAATGGCAAATGTAGGTTTTTATAAATATCTTGATTGGGAAAAGCAACACACAGTAGAGCCTATATTCAATGAAAAAAAGTTTGTATCGGAAAAATTCAAATATGGTGGAACTTTGGACTTCTATTGTAAGGTTGACGGAAAGAAAACCTTGATTGACTTTAAGAGTGGTAAAGGTATTTTTAATGAACACTTCCTCCAAGTATCATCTTATGCAAACCTTTTAACCGAAAATGGATATAAGGTAGAGCAAATTATGATTTTGAATATTGGAAGAAACGAAGATGAGCCGTTTGACCATAAAGAAATTAAAAAACCTACAATTACAAAATATTTCAAAATGTTTAAGGCTTTATTGCAAGTTTACTACATAAAGAAAGACCTTGAATGGAGGTAATTATGGAAAAGGATATTGAAGTTAAAAAATTGAACGTTTACCAAAAAATAAACGAAGTTAAGAAGGCGGTAAAAAACTTTACCAAAGATGCCGAAACTTCCGGGAAGGGTGCTTATTCTTATACTTCCGGAACTCAAATCTTGTCTGCAATAAAAGAGAAAATGGAAGAGGTTGGTTTATTGTTTATCCCGGTGGGAACGGAACATAGAGGATATCAAACCTACAACTATAAAAACTCTTATGGAGACGATAAAACGGATTTTCTTGTAGACGGCAAACTTTTCTATGAGTGGATTGATATTGATAATCCTACCGATAGACAAAGAGTGGAGTTTGAGTATTACGGGCAACAAAACGATTTATCAAAAGCCTTTGGAAGTGCATTGACTTATTCTGAAAGATATATTTTATTAAAATCTCTTGGAGTGCCGACTGACGAAGATGACCCAGATAAAAAGAGTGAGGACAAGCCTCAAGCGAAGGCAAAAACCAAGCAAGAGCCACAAACCCCAAATAAAGCCCAAACAAAGTCAAAGTGGGCTACCGTGAATGAGATTATAAAAGACACAAGTATCACACTTGCAAGTGTAAATGAGTGGATTGTAAAGAAGTTTGGAAGGTCTATTAAAATCAATAGTTTAACGGACGAACAATTTAAGGTTTTGACTACTTGCCTTCATAAGCAAATAGCACAGGAGGAACAAAGTGAGTAAGTTTATTGCCGAAACAACCTATCGTATGATAAACGAAAACAATGACCTTGTTATAAGTTATGTTGTTCACGGTCAAGAGAAGAATGCTGCCCTACTTGCCTTTGAAGAAAGCAAAAACACCGGAAAGAGATTAGAAGTTGAAGTCAAGCCTTATAGGTCTAAACGAAGTCTTGAACAAAACAAACTCTTGTGGGCTTTACTTGGAAAAATGGCTTATGCAATGAGTGGGAGAAAAAACAAAGTGTCAAGTGAAGAATGCTACTGCATTATGCTTGAAGAAGCGAATGTCTCTTATGATTATTTGTTGGCACTCCCGGAAGCAGAGCCATTACTCAAAAAGTCTTTTAGGGTAGTAAGAAAGGTTGATGAAAGAGAAGTAAACGGAAAGAAACTCAATATGTATCAATACTTCATAGGCTCTTCTAAATATGACGTAAAGGAAATGACGGAACTCATAGAAGCAACTCTTGATAAACTTGCCGAACTTGGAGTGTATGACTCGGAGATTGAACTTGCAAGAGGAGAATATAAGAGATGAAATCACGAAGGGCAAAAGCAACGGATATACCTCAAAAGGTAAAACAAGCAGTATGGGAAAGAGACGGAGGGAAGTGTGTGATTTGTGGGTGTTGTAGAAATGTAATGCCTAATGCACACTTTATACCTCGGTCAAAAGGTGGGCTTGGAATTGAAGAAAATATCATAACTCTTTGCACGAACTTAACGGAAAATCAATGCCATTATAAATATGACTTTGGAACTCGTGAAGAGAGGGAAGAGATAGGAAGTAAATTAGAGACCTACTTAAAATCAAAATATCCTAATTGGGATAAATCAAAATTAACTTATAGGAGAAATGAACAATGAGAAATTGTAAAGAATGCGAACACAACAAAAACAACGAATCAAAAATAGACCAAAGCGAAAAATTAAAAAATTGCAAGAAAGGTTTTCAAATTATCGTAAAAAGCCTTGATAGTGGAGAAGTCTTGCTTGATAAAAAGACAAAATGTATTATCGGTAGTATTGCCCTTGAAGAGTTTGGAGAAAACCAAGGATTGATTATGGCAAATTGTAATACACCTACACTTATCGCAACAATAGGAAGTGCCAATAAAACTATTCTTGAGGCAAAAAAGAGAGTTGTAAATGATTCTAACTTTGATGACTTCATTGGCTTTTTATTGAAGAAGTTGTTTTAAGGGAGGGAGTATGGTAAGTGGATTTTTTAATGGGGATTGTCTATCCCAAATGAAATACTTGCCTAATGGAAGTATAGACCTTATATGCACCGACCCTCCATATCCTACTACTTCAAGAGGGAATGCTGGGAATAGTGGTGGAATGTTGCAAAAGGATATCAATAAAAGAGGTCAAGTCTTTGATTTTAACAACATTGATTGCTCAAAATATGCACCAGAGTTTTTTAGGGTATTGAAAGAGGGGGGGCATTGTTATGTAATGACAAACCACGTCAATCTCCTCAATATGCTAAACACCTTCACAAAGGTAGGTTTTCATTTTATTAAAAGCCTTATTTGGGATAAAGGAAACAAAATAATGGGTCAATATTATATGTCTCAATTTGAGTATATCTTATTCTTTCGTAAAGGAAGAGGGATAAAAATCAATAATTGTGGCACAAGTGATATTCTCTCCATTCCCAACAAAAAGATTAAAGGTAGTGATAATCAAAATTTGCACGATACGGAAAAGCCCGTAGCACTTATGGAAATTTTGATAAACAACTCTACCAAAGAAAATGAGATAGTTTTAGACCCTTTTGCAGGAATTGCATCAACTTTAATTGCTTGCAAGAAAAACAATAGGCAATACATAGGGTTTGAGATTGACGAAAAATATTATTCTATCGGTAAAGATAGATTGGAGGACGTTATATGAACAAAGTAATACTTATAGGCAATATCACGAAAGACCCGGAACTACAAGAAACTCAAAGTGGTGTGCCATATACCAAGATGACCATAGCCGTATCAAGGAGTTATGCGAACTCCGAAGGCGAAAGAGAAACTGACTTTTTTGACTTCACGGTATGGAGAGAAAGAGCAGAGAATTGTTGCAAGTATCTTCAAAAAGGTAGCAAGGTTGCCGTGGTTGGTAGCATTGAAAACCGAACTTATGAGAACGAAGAGGGCGAAAAGCGAAAGATAACCGAAATCAAGTGTAATGAAATTGAGTTTTTATCATCAAGAAAGAGTGAAGGCGAAGAGGAAAGACCTCAAACAAAAAAAACAAGACCGACACTAACTCCGGTAGATGATGATGAAGATTTACCTTTCTAAAAGGAGAATGCTATGGCTGAAAAAAGAATGTATACGAAGAAAATCACGGATAGTGATGCCTTCATAGAATTATCTTCGGCAGCACAAGCACTATATTTTCATCTCAATCAAGGTGCAGATGATGACGGTTTTAACAATCAAATTCAACTTGCAATGCTTAAAGCACACGCAAGCATAGATGACTTAAAAGTGCTTCTAATGAAGAATTTTATTATTCGCTTTGAGAGTGGTGTGATAGTAATCAAACATTGGCGAATGCACAACACGTTAAGGAAAGATAGATACACACCCACAAACTTTCAAGAAGAACTTGCCTCACTACAACTAAAAGACAATGGTGCTTATACTCTTGGTTGCCAAACGGTTGCCAAACGGTTGCCAAAGAATAGAGAAGAAGAGGTAAGTATAGATAAGGATAGTTTAGAAGAGGTAAGTAGCGCCGAAAAATCGGCTGACACACCTAAAAGATTCAAAAAGCCTACTCTTGAAGAAGTTGCTGCTTATTGTAGAGAGCGAAAGAACAATGTCAATCCTCAACGATTTATAGACTTCTATACTTCAAAGGGTTGGAAGGTTGGTAAAGAGCCTATGAAAGATTGGAAGGCTTGTGTAAGGACTTGGGAGCAAGATGAAAAAGGTAAGCCTAAAAAAGGTGCTGACCCTTCAAAGTATGATAGGGAGGACGAATGATGAAAATAGGGCTTAACTTGGAAGAACTCAAACAATCCTACATAGACGGCACAAACAAACTCAAAGAAGATGAGTATCTTGGAGATGACGGCTTGCCATATTGCAAGAAGTGTAAAACGGCACGATATTGCAATATAAACAACGAATGGGCTATGTGGTCTCAATGCGAATGTATGAGAGCCGAAAACGAAAAAAGGGAGCAAGAGGAAAAGGCTCGTAAAAGACTACAAGAATTTAATGAGAGAAAAAAACTCTCACTTCTTGGAGAAAGATACAAGAATGTAATGTTTCAAGATGCCATTATCACGAAGTCAAATGCCAAGGCTTATCAAAAATGTAAAACTTATGTAGAAAAAAGCAAAGAAGTTTTTGCAAATAATATAGGTCTTTACATTTATGGAGACAACTCCTCCGGGAAAACTCATTTAACGGCTTGTATGTGTAATGAGTTGGTGTGGAAGGGATATAGGTGTGTTTACACAAATTTTGCCACAATCCTCAATGAGTTATTAGGGAAAAATCCGGGAGATAGCGTTTTATTATCAAGGCTACAATATTTTGATTTTGTCTTTATTGATGACCTTGGCAAAGAGTTTATAGGAAGGGAATACAATCCTTCTTCGGTAAAATGGGCAGAAGGTAAACTTTTTGAAATACTTAATGCAAGATATAATGCGCTAAAACCTACAATCTTTTCTTCAAATTATTCTATTGGAGAATTGGCAAGTGTTTTAGGTTTTGATAAAGGAATTGTAGAACGTATCAATGAAATGGCTACAAGAACTATCAAACTTGAAGGAGATGACTTCCGTGAATTAGCCTTAAAAGAAAAAAGTGAGTTGGCAAAACAACTTGGTATTTAGGAGGGGTTATGCAAGATTATACACAATTTAGTTTGCTTGATTATCTCTCTGATGATGACCCTATGAAGATTGCTCTTGCACCTAAAAAGGCAAACGATTGGAAATGGACTATGAAAGACGATTATCCAAAAGAGAAAAATGGATTAAAAGTCTTTTCGTGTTTCGCTTGCGGGGGGGGTCAACAATGGGCTATAAACTTGCAGGGTGTGAAGTCCTTGGGTGTTGCGAGATAGACCCAAGAATGAATAAGACTTATGTATTAAACCACAAGCCAAAATATAACTACTTAATGGATATAAGAGAGTTTAACAAACTTGATGACCTCCCAGAAGAGTTATATAACTTGGATATATTAGACGGAAGTCCACCTTGCTCAACATTCTCTCTTGCCGGGCAAAGAGAAGATGCTTGGGGCGTAGAAAAAGTATTTAGAGAAGGACAAGCCAAGCAAACACTTGATGATTTATTGTTTGTGTTTGTAGATACGGTAGGAAAATTAAAGCCAAAGGTTGCGATTATGGAGAATGTAGAAGGATTGATACTTGGTAGTGCTATCAACTATGTAAAAGAAGTATATCGTAGATTTAGGGAAATAGGCTACACGGTAAGGCTTGAACTTCTCAAAGGCGAAACTATGGGGATACCTCAAACAAGACATAGAGTGTTTTTCATTGCTACACGTCTTAACTTTGACCTTCGTAAGATAGACTTAAACTTTTTCTATGAGAAAGTGCCTTATGGGGTAATTAAAGAAGGCGAAACAAGAAAATTTGGTGGTAGGTTTTATGAGATTGCAAAGCAAGCGGCTCCGGGAGACAAGAGCATTGCCGACACAAGACAAAGGCTTGGAGAAAAAGGAAGTGCCTTCCAAACTTATTATTTGAGAGATGACGAAGTAATGATGACGGTTAGAAGTAAGCCAGATATTATTGATATGTCAAAAGTAGAATATGTTAGTTGGCAATCTATAAGGAACTCTCAAACCTTTCCGCAAGACTATGATTTTAGCCCTAATAACACCTCTAATGTTTGCTATATATGTGGAATGAGTGTGCCTCCGGTAATGATGAAGAGAGTTGTAGAAAGAATTATAGAAAGTAAAATTTTTGAAGTTAAGGAGTGATTATGGAGATATATCTTTATTACATAGTTAAAATTCAAGCCGCCACCATAAGGCTGTTTGAAGCGCAAGATGAAGATTACCCGGATTATAGGGTAGTTAGGGCGAATGAAAAAAGCATTGAAAAGTGGCTTGATAAGATAACAAAAGACCAAGAGCAAAGAAGAAAAATCCTTGAAATAATTGAGAATGAAAATTGGAATGTTAAAGACGGAACATTTAAGCCTATTTGCGACAAATTAAGAGGTTTAGGCTATACGATTATAGAAGGCAAGCCACCGAAGGAGAAGAAATAAATGTCAAAGTGTAAAGGTTGTGGAGAAGAAATAGTCTGGATAAAGACTATAAATGGAAAGAATATGCCTTGCAATGCCGAGAAAACAACGGTTATTACCGAGAAGGGCGAAACAATAACCGGGCATATTCCTCATTGGGCTACTTGCCCTTGCTATAAAAACTTCAAGAAAAGTGGTCAAGTAGAAAGGAGAAGTTATGAAAGTAAAAACTAAAACAAGTTATTTTTTAACCGAAGAAGAAGGTAAGCAATTAAGAGATAAAATTCAAAAGGAAAATATCTCTTTAAGGGGATTAGCGAAAAGGCTTTGTGTGTCGGCTGCTTATTTATGCGATATTCTAAATAGCAAAAGAGGTTTTACAAAATACCTATGGTATGAGTTCGTTAAGTTGGGGTTAGAGAGAGTAGACGGAGATGAAACAATTACCTATGACGGAATTATAAGAATTGTTTGGAATAATAAAGCGAAGGAAATTATTTTATCTGCCCAAGGCACACCAGATGACAAATACATAAGCCTTAACGATTGCTTGAAGGAGATAGGATATATAGGATATCAAAAATGCCTCAAGAAGAAGATGAGCCCTATCGTTCTTGTTTTCTTTGAAACTTTTACAAGTGGAGAGATTTATAACTATGGCAACTATGGGAACTTTTGGACGGAGTATGGCAATACAAGGGGGTTTGCGTGATGAGTGAGGTGGTTAGAAAGGTGAGAGGTCTTGCGATAGAATGCAAGGAAAATTACGATAAAGAAGAATGGCTTGAAAAATTTATCTATGCCGTTTGTAAGCAAATTATAGAGCCTTTGCAAGAGCAAGTAAAAAATTTAGTTTGGTATAAAATGTGGCATAAAAAATTCAAGAAAGAAATAGAAGATTTAACTCTTGAATTAGAAACATATAGACCGACTAAATTACACGGTAATGGGCAATGCAAGTGTTCTAATTGTGGTAATGTTAGTTGGACGGATTTTGGATTTTCAAGATATAAAGGTCAAACTCTTTGTGATGAGTGCTTAAAAGAAGTTATGCAAAAGGAAGCCAAAAAGGAAAAAGAACTACAAGCCGAAGTAGATAAGTGTTGGCGAGAAGTTGGCAAAATGTGTATGGAAGAGCGCAAGCAAGTAGCAACAGAGATTTTGAAGTTTACCGAAGAGCATTCTATTGGTGCAGGTGTAATACTAAAAACCTTTATCAAAGAGGAATATGGGGTAGAGTTATGAAGAGAATATTTTTTAGAAAGCCTCTTATTCCAAGAATAAAAAATAGTTGGTATAAGGAAATGGTTGAAGGTTGTAAAAAGTATAAAGAAGCGAATTGCAAGAACGTTAATGGTGGGTGGAACTGCTCCTCTTGTCCTTTTAGCGTAAAACCATACTGCTTATTAAACATATTAGAAAACGAATTTGGAGAAGAAAAATGAAAAATAATTATCAATTAAAAATTTTACCTCAATATTTTGAGGAAGTAGTCAACGGAAACAAAAAAAGCGAATTAAGATTTAACGATAGGGATTTTAAGGTGGGGGATATATATGACCTTCGTGAGTATAATCCTACAAGGAAAAGATACACCGGAAGGGCAATTACAATTAGAATTACCTACGTCTTAAAAGGGTTTGATGCTCTCAAAGAAGGTTGGTGTATGTTTTCTTTTGAGAGAAAAGAGGATTGTATGCCAAACTTGGTAGCGCCTAACTATGAAGCCGAATACCACCGTTGTGTAGGAACTATGGCAAGAATACATAACGAAAGAGAAGAGAATAAGTCTGCTATACTTGCACTTACAAAACTTGTAGCCGAACAAAGTCAAAAGATTGCAAGCCTTGAACAAGAAAAGGAAGATGAATATTGGAGAAGGAGGGATAACAAATGAAAAAGAAAAAGATAGATATCCTTGACTTTCTCCCGGAAGAAGGAATGAAAGCCTTTGACAAACTTGGATATGAATTCCTTGCTGCTAATGGTTATAACGTGGAAGGTGCAATAGAATCCGAAAAAAGAAGGTTTGAAATTAAGAAGGAACTTGAAAAGAATGGAGAGGCTCTCTTTTATCGTGGGGCGGTAGACAAGGAAACTCAAAACATTCTTGTGTGGTATGAACTCAAAGCCAAAGACGGAACTATTAAGAGGAGTAATGGTATAAAGTTTATGCCAAGAAAGGTTGAGGAGGGGAAAGATGAAGAACGAAGAAAAAGCCCTTGAAGAAAAATGCCTAATCATCAAACAAGACCTCCGTCAACTTCGTAAGTTGTCGCATAGTATTGAAGCCTATCTTGAAATGGAGAAGAGACACAAGGCAAGACTTGAACTCTTAAAGACTATACCAAAGCAAGAGGTTGACCTTCTTGAAATCAACAAGATAGAAAAGATACTTAAAAGTATAAACGTCAAGAAACATATTGAGCAAGCCTCAAGCCTTGAAGAGAAGTATATGAGAGCCATTGACAAGTTAGACCCTCTTGACAAGACCATAATCCTTGAAGGATACATAAATGGAAAGGCTTATTGGAAACTTGGTAAAGAGATAGGGTATTCCACTACCGGGATACAAAACCGAATCAATGTAATCATAAGGCAAATAGCAAAGAATTTATAATACAAAACTACTTTGGAAAAGTCTGTTGTCCAAAGTAGTTTTTTTTATGCAATAATTTATAGTGAAGAGGAGTAGAAGGGCAATTAGGCTTGCTCCCTTCGTGGTTTTCACCACTCCTCTTCAACAACTTAATATAGCAGAGTAGAGAAGAAGTAATCTCGCCACCCTCATCAAGGTGGAGAACGGTGGTGCAAACCCACCCTCTGCAACCAAACCCACTTGCCTTCTTATGGGATAAGAGAGAAAGAGAAGGCTATTCTTTGTGTGAATGGCAAAGACAATAGATATCTTATTTGCCGAAGATATTTATTTGTAGGGATTTAGATGAGTAGGGGCAAAGAAACGCTCATCATCAATTTAAGGGAGCAGCCAAGAGGTAAAGGCACAAGGTTTTGACCCTTGCACTCAAATGTTCAAATCATTTCTCCCTTGCCAAATACGAAACAAGGAGGTGTTATTATGGCGAAAGGTCAAAAGTATAATGACGATATCAAAGAAAAAGCCTATGCTTTATTGGCAGTCAATAATAACGTCTCTTTTGTTGCCGAGAAGTTAGGACTTCCAAGGACTACTGTGAAGAGTTGGAAGGAAGCCTATGACAAGAAGGCAAAAGAAAGTGGCGAAGAAACGATTGCCGAACTTCGCCAAAAAAAGAAAGAGGAGTTTGTAGAAGATGCTTGGGGCTTAATTGGAAAGATACAAACTCTTTTGGAAAGAAGGCTAAATAGGGCAATAGAGAGTGAGAATGTCATTGACGAACTTTTGAATGAAATTCTACAACTTGATTATAAAGATTTGACCACACCACAAAGACAAGCCCTTTACAAAAAGATATCTACCATAAAGGTGGAGAGCGTGAAGGAGTTGGCTACGGTGCTTGGAACTCTCTATGACAAACAAGCGCTTGCAAACAATGAAGCAACGCAAAGAGTGGAAGGAACTCTTGAATTTAAGAAGTTTGAGGACTACTAATGATAAGAGTTGCCGACATTATCGCAAAGCGAAAAAGGATATGGGAAGAGAAACACGATTTAGAGTTAGATAGGGAACTTGTAAGGGCTTCGGTTAGAAAAATCCTATCTGACATAAACCTTGTAAATGAAATAAGGGCAAAGCCGTATCTTCTCATAGAGGTAGCCTTCTACATAGTAGACAAGAAAAAGAAGAGTGTGCCATTCTTCCTCAACGAAGTGCAAAGAGACTTTATCTCCAAGTATGAGGAATGGGGAACTAAAAAGGCATACTTCATCTTGAAGGGAAGGCAACAAGGCTTTACAAGTCTTATAACGGCTATGCAATTATCTTTTGCAATCGTCCAAAAGAACTTCTCCGGATTTACTCTTGCAGATAGTGGAGATAACACAAGAGCAATCTTCAACGATAAAGCAAGAACAGTCTACACAAGACTCCCGGAAGAATTAAAGCCTACGGAAAAGTTTAACTCCGTCAATGAGTTATTCTTTGATAAACTCAACTCATCTTGGCGTATAGCAACTGCAACCGACCAAGTAGGACGTTCAAGAACACTAAACTTTGTTCACTTCTCCGAAGTAGCATTTTACGAGTGTAGCCTTGCAAACCTACAAAAAGGTATAGGTGAAGCAATGACCGAAGATGCTTTTAGAGTTTACGAGACTACGGCTAACGGATTTAATGAGGCAAAAGATTTATGGGATTCAAATACTTGCTATAACCTCTTCTATGAATGGTGGAGGACTTCGGAGTATCGTAGTAATGAGTATGAGTATCTTGAAACTAATGACCCTTGGCTATTAGAGAGAATAGAAGTCTTAAAATCCAAAGGATTAGACAAGGAGCAAATAACTTGGTATTGCAAGAAGTATGACTCATATCTTGACAAAAACACGATAAAACAAGAATATCCTATAACCCCGGAAGAAGCCTTTATTTCAAGTGGAGACTGTGTATTCAATAAGGAAGCATTAGTCAATCAAATAATCCATTGTCAAGCCTTGCAACCCCTTAAAAAAGGTTATTTTACCTACAAGAAGATTGCCAACCCTATAAAGGATAGCAAAGGGGAAACGGTAGATATAGAGTGGCAAATAAAAGATATAGAGTTTGAAGAAAGAGTAGACGGATATATCACAATCCACGAAGAGCCAAGAGTGAAGTATGACAATGATGAAAAGATAATCATAGCAAAATGTCCTTATGTCCTTGGTGGAGATACTGCCGGAACGGGAATTGACTACTTTACCGGGAAGATGATTGATAATACTAATGGAAGAACGGTAGCCACATTACGAAAACAAAAGATAGATGAAGATTTGTATGGAGAGCAAATGTTATGTCTTGCCAAGTATTACAATGATGCTCTCATAGGAATTGAAACGAATTATAGTAGACACCCTATAAGAGTTATTCAAAAGTATGGCTATACAAACCTTTATTTGAGAGAAAGAGTTGATGAAGTATCCAAGAAAGTAGAAAGGGTATATGGCTTTGAAACCACACGAAAGACAAAGCCTATAATCATAGGAGAACTTGTTGAACTTATGAGAGACCCTTCCATTGAGGTGGATACCGAAACACTCAAAGAGATGACCACTTTTGTAAAGAAAGACAATGGGAAAATGGAGGCAATAGAAGGCGCTCACGACGATTTAGTTATGGCAAAAGCAATAGCGCACTTTGTATCAAGTCAACAAACCACACAATGGATTGAAGAAAAGCCTCAAGATGATGACTTCATTACAAGAAACTTTGCAAGTAGTGAAAACGATAATAGCAACTTTATGAGTTGGGAGGATTTTTAATGAAAGAGTTTTTCAAAAAATTACTTATATTCCGTAGGTTAAAGAAAGTAGAAGAAGAAAATGCTCTCTTGAGGCAAGAAGTAAAAGAGTTAAAAGAAGAGTTGAACAAACGAACTATCTCTCAAAAGACTATGCAACAAGATAATGAGCCTGTTTCTACCTCTCAAATATTAAGTGAGTGGCTAAACGGAGAGGAGGGTGCAAATGGATAATACAACCGAAAGAGAAACTACAACCTTATGGGAAGATTATCAAAATGGTTTAACCTATCAGCAAAATAGTGGGCTTGCCAAAAACCTTCCTACCTTCGTAAACTTCTACGAAGGAAAACAATGGGCTGCACCAACCAAAAACACTAAAAACCTACCTCGTCCGGTAGTGAATATAGTCAAGATGATATGTAGGAGTAAAAAGAGTGCAATCCTTTCTACTCCGGTAAAAATCATTTATAAAGCCGAAAACGAAAGTGCAGACGTAGAGAAGTTTAACAACTTTGCTGCTTATATCCAAAAAGAAATAGGGCAAGAAGCACTTGACAAGAAGGCTATTGATGACGGTGTTAAGAAAGGCTCTTACTTCTACCACTACTATTGGGATAGTGAAGCCAAGGGGAAAGACGGAAGTCAACCCGGTGGAGTTAGGTGTGAGATTATAGACCCGTTGAGTATATTCTTCTCAAATCCTACCGAACTTGACGAACAAAAGCAAAAATGGATATTGATTGCATCTCGTGAAGATATCAAATCGGTTAGAGCGAAGTGTGATAAGGGTGTAGACCCGGATACCATTGTAGCAGATGAGAGTAATAGCAAGTATGGAACGATAGAGCAAGAAGGCAATGAACTTTGCACAGTCCTTACAAGATACTTCCGTCAAAATGGAGAGGTGTATTGGGAAAAGGCTACAAGAACAACGATTATAAACAAGCCTACTCCTCTTGCTCCGGATATTCAAGCAATCTCCAAAGAGTATGGATTTGAAGAAGATGCTCCAAACAACTCTCTCCCGGATAATCACGAAACTCAACCTCTTACTACCGATAACACAAAAGCATACCTTTATCCTATCGTAGTAGGAAACTATGAGATTAGAGAAAAGTCTATTTATGGGCTTGGGGAAGTAGAAGGTATTATACCTAACCAAAAATCAATCAACTTTAACCTTGCAATGTCTTTGCTTAATGCACAAGAGATTGCTTGGGGTAAATACATAGTTGACCCTAATGCACTTAAAGGGCAAGTGATAAACAATGAGCCGGGTCAAGTGCTTATTGATTATTCTCAAACCGGTAATGGTATTAGGAAGATGACGGAACAAGTAATCCAAAGCCAACCTTTGCAACTTGTAGACACCTTAACACAACTCACAAGAGTAGTGACGGGAGCAAGTGAGGTAATGACCGGGGAAACACTTGGAGCAGGTATGAGTGGTGCAGCAATAGCACAACTTCAATCACAAGCACAACAACCGATAGAAGAATTAAAAGACACCTTCTGGCTTGTTAAAGAGAAACAAGGTAAGGTGTTAGCACAATTCTTCAAACTCTACTACAAGGAAAAGGAATTTACCTATGAGTCGGTAGAGCCAAAATTAGATGAATTAGGTAAACCTATTTTAGATGACTTTGGTCAACCACAAGAGGAAGAAGTAGAGTTGACGGATATCTTCAATAGTGCCGATTATCAAGGAGTTGATTTTGAAGTAGTTGTAGAGGCTACGGCTGGAACAAAGTCAAGTGCTGCCGGAGATATCAATGCTCTTGACGTATTACTTGCCAAAGGTTTGATATCAATGAAAACCTACTTGAAGGCATATCCAAAAGATGCACTTTCTAACAAGACGGAAATCCTCAAAGGAATTGAGGAAGATGAGAAGAGCCAAGTAGCACAACTCACTCAAAGGCTAAAACAAGCCGAAGAGCAGTTAACACAAAGCACTCAAATTATTCAACAACAAAAAGAGACCGTAGACAAGGTAGTAGCCGTTATTCAAGAGAATAACAAACTTAAATCTTTGGTAGCAAATATGTATACCGAGGCAAAGACAAAGATTGAACAAAGCAATGCTCAAATCAACCTTGGAAATCAAAAAATAATGGAAACAACCAAAGATGCTACGGACTTTGCACAATACATAGCCCAAAATATGGGAGGTAATCAAAATGTTATGCCCTAAATGTAAAACTGCAACAACGATTAAGAGACAAGGAAATCTTAAAATCCGTGTGTGTAGAAACAAGAATTGTCCTAATTATGGGAAAGAGGTCAAAGAGACCAAACAATCTAAATAGTTATTAGGCTTTGTCCTATGCTATACAAAATCTTACGCAAGGAACGCGAAAAAATCCAAAGGAGAAAATTTTATGCCAAATGAAGAACTCAACACAGCGCAAACAAATGAGGAGGGAGTAATCCCACAAGAGAGTGGAAACGCTGACACTACTCTAACCCCGGAGACAAGCAATGAAGTGAAGTTTACGGATACTTCTAACGAAGGTCAAACACCTCAAAAAGAAGAGCCAAAACCTAACACAAAAGAGCAAAACTCCGAAAATGCTCGCCGTAGACGTGAGGCAGAACGTCAAAGAGAATTACAAAAGGCGAGAGAAGATGCCATTATTGAGACCCTTGGTGGCAAAAACCCTTACACCAACGAAGAGATGAAAGACTCTACGGACGTGCAAGAGTATTTGACTATGAAGGAAATTGAGAAAAATGGTGGAGACCCCTTGGCTGACTTCTCAAAATTTCATAAAGCAAAGGAAAAGGAAAGAATTGCCGAAGAGACAAAAAGAACGCAAGAAGCGGAGTGGTTTGCAAAAGACCGTGAGGACTTTGCTACCAAACACCCGGAAGTGAATATTGATACTCTTATTAGCAATAAGCAATTCCAACTTTATGCAAGTGGGAAAGTAGGGAAAATGCCTATGACGGAAATCTATGAAGGATTTGCCGGGATTGTTGCCGAATACGAAAAGAAATCAAAAGAAATGGCAAAACAAACCCTTGCAAATGCGAAGGCTTCCCCGGGTGCTTTATCAAGCCCTAATGCAACCGATAATGGATTTTTTACGAGAGAGCAAGTTCAAAAGATGACCGAAAAGGAAGTCCACGAGAACTATGACAAGATTAGGGCAAGTATGCGTAAATGGTAAAAAATAAAATTATAGGAGGATAAAAACTATGGCATACGCTAACTTTATTCCTTCGGTTTGGAACGAAGGTATTAACAGAGAATTAGAAAGACTTTGTGTATTCGTAGAAGATTGCAATACGAAATACGAAGGCGAAGTAAAGAAGAAAGGTGAATCCGTCACTATTCTTGGTGTAGGCAAACCTACTATCACAAGAATTGCAAAGGCAGATAGAAACCAAAACCTTAATGACCCGGAAGAAATTGAAGATACTTCCGTTATTATGTATATCAACCAAATTGCTACCTTCAACTATATGGTTGGAGACATTGACAAAGCACAAGGTGCAGGTGGCATTATGGAAGCCCTTGAAGAAGAAACTTCGGAAGGCTTGGCAAATGAGGTTGATAAATACATTGCAGGATTTGCCGTTGATAGTTCGGTTAAACCTCTTAACGCTTCTGCCGTTAAGGTAGTAGCAAAAGAGACTGAAACTTCCGGAGAAAAGTATATCCTTGACCTTATTGATGATGCAATCCAAGTATTGCAAGAAAATGACGTTAAGGAAACTACCAAGGTAGTTATGACCGTTTCTCCTCGTTTCTACAAACTCTTCAAAAAGGCTTACAAGTTTGAAGATACGAACAATAGCAAAATCCTTAAAAATGGCAAGGTCGGTATGTATGGTAATGTTGTTGTTAAATTGTCTAACAACGTCCACAAGACCAGCAATGGCACGGTAGACAACATTATGATTAGAACTCAAAGGGCAGTAGCATTCGCTAAACCTTTGACTCACACCGAGGCATATCGTCCGGAGAAGAAATTTGCCGATGCTGTAAAAGGCTACATTTTATTTGATGCAAAGGTTGTAAGACCAAAAGAAATCATCAATATCAATGTAAAATACGCTTAATAGGAGGATAGAGTAATATGAATATCACTATGAGAAATGAAATTGTTAAGGCTGAACTTTCTGCCTTAACCGCTAACACCGCAAAGGCTATTGAATGGAAGGAAAATGACAACAAGATGATTCTTGTTGTGCAAAATAGTGGCTCGGCTGCAACCACTCTTACCGTTAAAGCCGGTAATGGTATTCAAGGTGTAGCAGACCTTACCTTAACCGTTCCCGTGGGTGTAAACCTTGTTAAACTTGAAAGTGGAAGATTTAAGAATGTTTCCGGAGAAAACAAGGGTAAAATCGTGGTTGTATCTCCCGGCACTCCAAGTGTTGGCGTTGTTGCAATCGTTTAATATTTAATAAAAAAGCCTATCTATGATTAGGTAGGCTTTTATATGCAATTAAAAGTAAATCGGTGGTGCAATTCCACCAAATTGCGAAGGAGAGATTATGAAATTAGGGGATATCAAAATAGAAGCATTAAAAATAATGTTTGTCAATTACAACACCGACTTAACGATTGATGAACTTGATAATGCTATGCAAGATGAAAACTATGGTAGTTATCTTGTGAATATGCCGGGTGCTATAAATAGGTGTTTTTCGGTGCTTGAAGAAAGACGTGTCCTTCCTGTTAAGTCTTTCACTCTTTCTCCCTCACAAGGGCTTGCAAGTGGCTCATTTATTCGTTTTAACCTTGAAGAGGTTATAGAGGACTACTTTGACATTGATAGGCTTGTTTGTGAAAGAGAAGGAAACTATGACGGTAATGCAGATTTTAGAATGGAAGGAAGTATCCTTGTGTTGCCATTGATAGATGATGAAGTATATACGGTTATATATTATCCTTCTATCCAAAGAATAACCTCCGAAACCGACAATGAGATTGAGTTGCAAATTCCTAATAAGATTGCGGCACATATCCCTTACTTTATCAAAGGAGACCTTTATAGAGATGATGAGCCGGACGAAGCAAACGAATCAAGGAATTGGTTTGAGGCTGCTATTCAATCTATTCTTGACTCAAGGCAAGCACACTCTGGAAGGGTAGAAACTAAATTTTCACAAACGGAGATATAAGATGAGAGCAAGTTCACACATTCAACTTAAAGAAAGAAAACAACTAACCTTGGAAGGGTTTAAGGGTGTTGACTTTTCAAGTTCTCCGTTGAGAGTAAGGACTAATAGAGCCTCTAATATGAGAAACTTCATCAATGAGTATGGAGTAAATAAGAAAAGGAATGGCTGGAATGAGTTATTTCGTATAGAGGACTCTAATGGTAATGCTCAACCTATCAATGGCATTTTTCAATATGTAAGAGGAGAAAGAAAGGATTTACTCGTCCACGCTGGAAAGAGGATATATAGGGTAGATGAAAGCAATGGTGTTTATTCCTACACCGATATCACTTTATCTTCAACCTATGCTCCGGCAAAGGTAGATACAAGCCTTCTTACAAGCGAAAGAAGTCAAGCCTTCTTCAATAAAGGAAGGTGCTACATTATAGGGTGTGGAGATTATCTTGTTTATGGCACTTGGGATAATGGTGCAACCTATGAATTAAGAAGAGTTGCTAATGACGTAGACACCTACATACCTACAACAACAATCTCTATTGATGACGATTCGGTAGATGATGACACAAGAGGAAGTCTTGATGATATTAACCTTCTTTCTTCAAAGAGAAAAAATCAACTCTTGGGAAGTAGTGAGGCAAACAAGACTTGGACTTTGGATAGTGGAAGTATTGACCCTAATACCAAAGTTTTAATAACTCTTGAAACCATAGAAGGCGAAGGGGAAAATGTAGAGTTTGTAGCCTATCAAATTGAAAATGATAGCACTAATTACAACAAACTTTATAAAGTCCAAAAGAATGGCGAAGATATCACAAAAGAGGAATGTGGTAGTGTAAACTATTCAACCGGGCAAATAACCTTAACAATAGCAACCACTCCACAAGCCGAAGGAAGAGATAACATTGTTATAACTTTTGAATGCTCGGTGGGTGGATATGCTAACCGAATTATGGATTGCAAGTTTGGAATACTCTTTGGTGTAAGCGGTAATACGGATAGGTTGTTTTTGAGTGGTAATAAAAACTACCCTAACATTGACTTCCACTCGGAAATGGACGATTATACATATTTTGGAGACCTAAACACGGCTTCAATGGGTAGTGATAGTGTAGCCGTGAATGGCTTTGCAAGATTAAGTGATAGCACACTTGTAATCTACAAAGAAGAGAATAGCCAAGAGGCAAGCATCTTTTATAGAACAGGCTCTTATCAAGAATATTATGACTCACAAGGCAATCTTGAAAATATCCGTGGCATATTCCCAACCTCTGCCGGAAGTATAGGCGAAGGTGTAATAAGTAGATATGCTTGTGTAAACTTCGGTGGAGATAACATTATCCTATCAAGAAATGGTGTATTTGGTATTGTCCTTGCTGATAATGTAGCAACTACGGAAAGATATACAAGAGAAAGAAGTAGGTCAATCAACGAAAAATTAAGACTTCACAAAGACTTGTCCGAAGCCGTAGGAATTGTATATAAGAGTAGATATTACTTGTCGGTTGATGACGTTTGCTATATAGCAGACTCAAGGTATAAATACACAAGTGAAGATGATATTGACGGCTCGTATAACTATGAGTGGTGGTATTGGACTAATATCCCGGTTAGAGTGTGGGCTGTCTTGGATAATCAATTATGCTTTGGAACAAAGGACGGTCAAATATGTGTGTTTGATGATGCCTACTCCGATAGAACACACCAAACAAGCAAAACCGGGGATTTGTCTCTTGATATAACAAACAACGGTATATCCTACAACTCAAACATTAAGGTAGACCTTGCCGAAAACGATATTATAAAACTTTCTACAAGTGGTATATATGCGCTTGATTTGAAAGAGTTTGTAGTAGATAACAACAAGATTTATGTGAGTGCAGACGATATCATAAATGTTATTGAAGGAACGGAAGTCTATATTGACAATGTAGGTAGTAGTGGATTGAGTATAAACACTAAATATTACTATGCCGAAGTAGACAAAGGTGCTTGTTGCTTGAGGCTTATGAACGAAGAAGGAAACCTTGTAGATATTGCAAGTGGTGGTTTTAGAGTTTGTAAGCACATTTCAAATAAAGAGTTGTTTTTATCAAACATAACCGATACTTCTTTTCAATTAAAAGAGTATAAGAGTGGGGAAGTGCTTGTCTTGACTAACTATAACAATCATATTCCTACTTCTTTGATTGCAAGAGTGACGCACAAGGAAAATGTAGTAGCAGAATGGTATACCCCTATATTTGACCTTGGCACAAATGAGTCAAGTAAAACACTCTTAAAGATGACAATCTCAACGGAGCCGGAAGTAAATGGTAAATTGTCGTTTGGGTATGAAACAAGAAGTGTGAACAAATTGATAAATGCAAAGGGAATTAACGTATTCTCTTTTGATAATTTCTCTTTTGAAAACTTCTCTTTTGAGACCGGCTTTGCTAATAGTTATTCGGTTAAGTGCAAAGAAAGAAACTTTAACTTCATTATCTTCCGTTTTATCTCGGATAATGATAGTGATTGCATTGTAAACACCTTCACGGTGTTATACAAGATAAATAAACAAAACAAAGGAGTGAAATAGTATGGCAAGAATAAATAAAGTAAGTAGCGAAACAAAATCGGCTATACGAAGAAAATCGGCTTATACTTTGCCAAACAACCCTACGGACTCCGGCTATAAGGCAGATGATATAAGGAAGGCTTTTTGGCAACCTATTGTAGATATATCACAAAGTGCAGTAGCCGAAGTAGACCGTGTAGTAGATGAAGTAAATGAGATTTTAGAGCCTACTTCTTCCGGGTATGACACAATCACGGGAATATTTGGGGAATACTACCATTCGTCAAAAGGTTTTATCTATTCCAAAGATAGCAACTCCTTCATTCTAAAAGAGTTTGAAGGGGAAGAAACGGATATAGAGATACCAAGTGCAGTCTTATATCAAGGTGTTGCATATCCTATAAGCAAGATTTTAAGTGGTGCATTTACAAAAATCTCTACAATCAAACTTCCGTATTTGATTACTATTGAGAGTGGTGCTTTTGCAACGGGAACAAGTTTTAGTGTTCCAAAAGAAAACTTGGCTACATATCAAACAACTTTGAGTGGTTATGTGGTAAGTGGTTATAACACTATTCAAAACAATGCTAATGATATTGCAAGTCTCAAATCCGGGAAGTTAGATAAGGATACTTCAACAAATACAAAGTATAGGGCTTATGTTGTTAGTCCTTCCGGTGCAAACATAAGAAAAGAACTAACACAAAGTGGTGTAGAGGGTCAAATCCCTATGTATCGTTCAAACGGTAGAATGGGTGTAGGCAATCCAAGTGAAGATGATGATGCTATACCTAAAAAACTCTTTGATGAGACCACGGCTAAACACGGTGCAACTATTGTCTTTAATATAGACCCTACCACTCATATTATTACACTTGGGCTTGTAAACGAAAAGGGCAAATTGCTTGATACAAAATCCATTGACCTTCCTCTTGAAAGTATGATTATAGGTGCAACCTACGAAGAAGGCAACGTCTATTTAGAGGTGCAAGGTCAAGAAGAGCCTCTTGTGGTAGATATCTCCGACCTTGTGAGTGGGCTTGTAAATGAGCAAACCTTCAATGAAGAAATTACAAGACTTGACAAGAGGGCTGACGGAATCAATACCACAGTAGTGGCATTAGAGCAATATGTAAATCTTTCTGGTGTGTTTGGCTTTGGTGCTTTCTATGCAGAAGAGGCAGATAAGGCTCGTAATTATGCTGGTGGTGGAAATATTGATAGGAAGTTTAAGAGCCTTGATAAAGAGGTAGGAACGGACTTGCAAGTGTCTCTAAATGACAATTATGTATTATCCATAGAACTCAAAAACAAAAAAGGTCAATCGGTTAGCAAACAAACGGTGGACTTCCCTATTGAAGGCTTAATTACAAATGCTACATATAAAGATAAAGTCTTGACTTTAACACTCCAAAATGGAAACAAAGTCAATGTAGATATATCGGATATTATAAGTGGGCTTGTGCCTGACTCAAGGAAGGTAAATGGTAAAGCCCTCTCAACCGATATCACACTTACGGCAAATGACGTAGGGGCTTATGGGAAGAATGAAACTTATTCCCAAACGGAAGCCGACACAAAGATGACGGCAACCAAAAACGAACTCCAAAAGAATATTGATGCTAAAAACTTTGCAGGGTATTCAATGGAGAGCGAAAAAACATACGATTGTGTCAAGGGTGGTGCGCTTGATAGAAGGCTCAAAAAAATAGAACAAGCACTTAATAACAATTCATAGGAGGATTAAAAAATGTTATTAGAAAAAGCAAAAATCTATGGTGTTGACGGTGTAGGGAAGTCGAGTCCTTCTCTTACAAGAACGGATAGCGCCGAAGGTCTAACCTTTACGGTTGGAGCAAGTGAAATCAAAAGTGATTTTGATAAGTGCTACCCTTGGTGTGAAATGCAAGAGGTGGTAGATGAACACGATAATGTGTTTATCAAAATTCCTAAATTCTACTCTAAAATTACAAAGAATGCTGACGGAACATTCAAGCATCAAATCTCCGGTTTTAGATTTGACGGATTTTCTACCTTGTTTGTAGACGGGAAGGGTAATGAAATTGACTATGTGCTTGTAGGTAAATATGAAGCAAGTGGCTCATCTTCACAAGCATTCTCAAAGAGTGGTCAAACTTGTCTTGTAAGTATCACACTTCCTAATATGAGGAAGGCTTGTGCTGCGAATGGCGAAGGCTATCAACAATATGACTTCTTGATTGATGCAATCATCAAAGAGTTGTTTATGATTGAATTTGCAACTACTAACTCTCAATCTATTATGCAAGGTTGGACTAATGGTAGCAATACAGCCGCACTTATTACCGGGCATACCGACAATGTTAAAACGGCAAGTGGCTCTTGGAATACTAACCACACGGAAGATTGTGCAACGTGCAACTCTGACGGCTTACACGCTTGCAAGTATAGAGGCATTGAAAACCCTTGGGGCAATGTATGGAAATGGTGTGACGGAATTACTTTCTCCAAAGAAAAGATTTATGTTTGCACTGACCCTACAAAGTATGTTAGCGAAAGTCAAGCACAACCTTATAACTATGTAGGAGATAGAAAAACGGGAGAAGGATATCTTAAAACCATTGAATACTTTGATAGATTCCCTCTTCTTGGATTTGCCAAAGAAACGGGTGCAAGTTCAAGCACTCATTATAGTGATTACTATTACTATAACGAAAATGGCACTGTGCTGTCTGTCGGTGGGTTTTGGAACGCTGGTGCTTATGCCGGTCTTTGGTATTGGTCTGGGTACTACTCTGCTTCTCTTGCTTACGCTCGCATTGGCGGTCGCCTTTGCTATAAACCTCTTTAAGAGAGGGATAAAAAGGGAGACACTTCTCCCTTTGGTATAAATCAAAACAAATTATAGGGTCTTGTGTGCAGCCTGTGCTGAATGTCGGTGGGAATTGGAACAATGGTGCTAATGCCGGTCTTTGGAATTGGAATGGGAACAACACTGCTTCTAATGCTAACGCTAACATTGGCGGTCGCATTTTAATCGTAAATATATTGTATGTAGCACACATATCCCTTGGCTCTTG